ATTAACATAATTATGAAATTCTTTTAAAGCTTCTACTTTTAATTTTTCAGGTTGAGCCGCAGAACCTTGTCCGTAAGTCACAGGATAATACTTATTCATATCCATGTAAGAATTAATTAATTCATCATTACTCATATCTTCTTCTTCAGCAAAATGACGGTATTTTCTTAAATTTTTCACTAATTCTTTTTTATTGATTCCTTTATAATTGGACTCAATCATGTTTTCTATAGCTTTACGTATCACTAATGGTGAATGTCCTCTAGCGGTGACGATTGCAAAGATTGAACCGTTATTTATTGTCTCAACAAACTTACCCCATTCAGGACCTTCTTTAGCAAACATCACATCAATTAAAAAACGTTTGTCCCCTTTGGTTGAGAAAAATCTGTATGGTTCATTTCCATAACTAACAACATTTTTTCCTTTATATTTAAAAGGTTCAACACCGATTTGATGTCTATGTTCAGCGAAATCTTCAGTAGACATAAGAACTTCTTCACCTTTATCGTCCAATAGAACAATCTGAGTTGGCATTGTTAAAATATTATCATCCCAGTCAAACGCCCAATATACGGTATCAGGTGTAAATTCTTCTCTTACAGTTTCAATTAAATAAACTCTCATATTATTAAATATAATGACAAACCGATATTTCTACCGGTCTGTCATTTAAGGTTATTATATATTTTCAAAAGATGCTCCTGTTGGTGTTATAAAGAATGTTATATCTATAAACTCAAGAGACCTTGTAGGTTTGATATAAATCTTACCTGTCATTTGGTTTCTGTCCAAATCAGCAGTATCTGAAGAAACTGTTACACGGAAATCGTATAAACCTCTATCTCTTCTGATAGCATCTAATATCGGATTAACCGCATTTAAGAAATCTTGTCTTACTTTTTGGTCGTTTTGTTCAAATAACAATCTTACAGAAACCGCAGAAATTAATTTACGAGCTTGTAATAACAATCTTCTAACATTGATTCTGTCAAGAGCTGATTCTCTAACTTGAAGAGTTTTATTACCCCAAATTACTGTTCCTACATCTGAGAAAGTGGCAATTGGGTTAATTCTTCCTTTGTATAGAGTATCTCTATCTTCTTGTGTTAACTTCTTACGTGCTTTAACAGCATTTACGATACCACGAGTGTAACCCGCTGCTGCGAACCAAGGAAATGCAATGTTATCGGTTAACGCTAAGTTTCTACAAACTTCAGCAGTTGCTGGAAGGTAGATTTGAGTGTTATTTACCGAATCTCTTGTAAGTACCCAAGGATAGTAAGTGGCTGTGTAGTTAGAATCAATTCCTGTACCATCTAAATTATCTACCGCTTCAGTTGGATATATTAAATCCGTTGGGTCTGAAGATGACGGTGTAAACATTTGGTAGTCAGGAGTTGTACAGATGTACAATGAGTCAGCTCTATCATATTCAATCATTTCAATTGCTGATTCAACCAAGTCACTATTGTTTACATAGTCAATACCAGGTGTAACAAACACGTTAATGTTAACTGATTCAGGGTTAGAGAAACTCTTTTGTCCTAATAAGTAAGCGTAATAGTCAGTATTACCCCAATCAATAGTGTTATCACCTACTGAGATTTGTTTAAACGCTCCCCAACCTGTAGCATTTGGGTATTTGATTGAAGAACATGCTCCATTTAAATACCCTGCTCTACCTAACACAAATTTATCAACGTTAGTTCTTGATTCTCTATAGATATCCCATCCGTCAAATCCACCATTACATAATAATGAGAACTTACGAGAGAATAATCTATAATATTGGTTATCTGTACTTTCAGGGTCAGTAGTAAATGGTGAACTTCCCACGTAGAACTTTGGTTGTCCCGCAGTTGCAAATCCTGAAGGAATTAAGATTGACTGAGCATTTATGTCCATGTGATAACCTCTTGTTAAATACGCCCAATTGTCACCAGTTGTATCGTTACAAATATCTAATGGAAGTTGTTTACCTTTATAATTATAAAAATCTACGTCATACCCAATTGTGTCAGAAATACCTAAATATGTTCTTCTAACATTATCTCCAGGACTTATATTAGCATCATTCGCACCTGTTGTAGTACCGAATGGTTGGTCATAAATAACCTCACCAGGATAGTCATATTTAGTTTTATAAATTGGGAATGGAGATTTACCACCTGCATATTCTCTTGTTAAATAACCTTCAAAACCACAAGGAAGTGCGTCTATCGGAGCATCTTCATTCATAGTAATCATTACATATTTTGAATTCAGTTGATATTCACCATCAACAGTACCAATTTTTTGTGCGATAAAGTTATTTTCATTCGGATTCATAGCACAATTAGTAAACTTCTCAAGTACTACAGGATTCGCATCACTATCAAAGAAATCCCTAACTAATACATCAAATGTACCGTTACTAAATGAAATGTTTGCTATAGAAATTTTAACTTCAATATTAGCAGAATTACCATCAGCGATTGTTGTGAACTTAAATAAGTTATAAACTTTATTACCTCTTAATTCAGACACAACCCAAGGAGAACTTGGTGATTGATATTGTTCTAAGTACCAACCGATTGACGTTCCGTCAGAACCTTGTCTAGCATCAGGTAAAGAAATTAATTCACAATTTAAACCCCTTATATAACCTTTCTTATATCCGTAGTTTAATAACGATTGATATCTTTCTTCAACAAACAATGGAACAACAGATTTTGGTTTACCAAAGTTTGATGAACCAAATACTTTTGAAATATATTTTGGGTCAGAGTTAGTGAAAGAAGTTTCAAAGAAATACTGTGTTCCAGTTTTTCCTGTAATATTCAAACCAAATGTTGCGTAAGGATTTGTACTGATTCCACTGTATGGACCAGTACATACCATTTGAACATCTGATAATCCTGATACTTCATATACCGCTCCGTTATCGTTAGTGTAATTAGCCACACCTCTTGAACGTAGAGTAGCAATTACTAAATCGTCAAAGTCAGTGTAAGCTGTACCTGAATACACATAAATTGTACCCATCATACTTCCACTATAACAAGTAACAAATGTACTTGCGTTTTGAGAACCTGTACTTCCTGTTACCGCTGGGTTACAAGGATTTTCAATTGTTACACAAACAGTCCATTCAGCCGTAACGGAAGAATCTTCAGAAGTTAACACATATGTTAAACAACCACTTGAAAAATCATTAGTTGTTATACCACTTTGTTGTGGAACCGAACTAACTGTTATATCTGTTGTACATGCACTAAAGTTACTGATAACATTTGTTAAAGTTACAGATGAGAAAGTAGCGTATGGTAAAATAACGTTAATTGTGTTAGTATTATAATTAATTCCTCCTGTTACACCACTTACACTATAGTTAAAGAATGATGCACAATTTGAAGAAGTTGTTGTTGTTGCGAAATCAACAATTGTTGTGTAGAATGATGAACCTGAGTAAACAGAGTTACCAACATTATTAAATAATGAGTAATACCAAGGGTCATTATTTGGGTCTGATAAGTCAGCCGTTGTAGAACTAACATCATCAACTCCATAAACATTTGTCAAATTAGATGTACCATATGTTGTTACCAAACCATCATAGTCATTACCTTCAATTACTCCGTAGAAGTATACTGAAGAGTTTACCAAAGAATTGTTTAAAATTGTTTGGTAGATTTGATTTTTAAGATTTGCGTTAATACTTGAAACACTTCCGTTGAACAATTCAAATGGAGTTGTTAATTTATCTTGTATAATTGCCGGTAATGATGAAGTATACGATATACTTTCAACACCTGAAGTACAACCCGTAAAGTCAAATATGAAAGGAATAGTTTCGTATTCCAAACATATTGGTTCACAATCTGTTTCGGGAGATGCCGGTTCTGAATTTATACATTTGAATGCTACAGTTGTCGGGTCAACATTTGCCACTGTATAGATAGACCATGAAGGTCCTGCGTCATATCCTGATAACCCTAAAACTCTAGTTACAAATAATTGATTTGATTGTTGTAAATATGATTTTGCGATATACGCCGCTTCATATTTTGGGATTTGTGTATTCACAAATTTTTCTGGGGAAGTACCACCAAAGTATGTAGAGAATTCATCAAAATTTGTGATGAAAATAGGTTCAAATGCTGGAC